GTTTAAATGGCTGAAGATGCAACTGTATTATCAGCGGATACCTCTGCTCCTAGGATCAAGCTATCTGAAAACGGGTTTGCTGGTCTGCACTTAGCGAGTAATCGCATTGTTGAAGAAGCTAATAGAGCGTTTCGTTATCCTGAATTCCACAAGATTGTGGATGAAATGCGAAATGATGCTACAATTTCCGCAGCATTGACTGGCAACCGATTGATGGCTGGCAGAGTACAGTGGCAAGTTATAGCTCCTGCTGAATCCTCGGAGCAGGACAAAAAGCGAGCAGAGTTTGTCCAATCGTGTTTCCATGATATGGAACACACATGGCAAGAATTTATCAGTGAAGTAATGACATATCTTGAATATGGCTTTGCTGTTCACGAAAAGGTTTGGCGCAGACGACTTAAGCGCAATGGTAGTAAATATGATGACGGGCTTGTCGGTATTCGTAAGCTTGCTCCTCGTTCTCAAGTTACTATCACAGATTGGATTTTCAGTGACGATGGTCGAGACCTAGTTGCTTGTGAGCAAAGTATCACAGGTGTTAATAACCAGAATCGCTACAAGTCAGTTGTTAGTGCCAAGGGATCAAAAGTAAAAATTCCTCGAAAAGATTTTCTTCTTTTCCGTGCTGACCCGACTAGAGATAACCCGGAAGGTCGTAGCATTCTCAAAGGTGTGTATGTAGCCTATCGTCAAATGCAGCTTATTCAAGAGCAGCAGATGATTGGTATTGCTCGTGATCTTGGTGGCGTACCAGTATTGTGGTTGCCTCCAAAGTATATGTCTGCTGATGCTTCAGCGGAAGAGAAAGCTGTCTACCAATCCTTCATTCAGATCGGCGCTAACTTAACAACTGGTGCTCAACAAACTGCTGTTCTCCCATTAATGTATGATGAGAATGGCAATAAAATCTTCTCTATGGATTTACTAGAATCCAAGGGAGGGAAAAATTTCGATACTACTGCCATTATTGAGCAACTACAGAAGTCAGTCCTTCGTGGCCTGTACTGGGATGTTCTCACATTGACGGGCAACACTAGTGACAATTTCAGTATTACTCAGGGTAGAACTAACCTGACAGCACTGCATCTTGGCTTCCGTCTTGAAGAATTGGCGTCAGTAATCAACAACGATTTAATTCCTCATCTTTACAAACTTAATGGCTGGGAGCTTTCAAATCTTCCAAAGCTACAGTTTAGTGATTTTGACGAAATTGATCTTGAATCTTTCTCGAAAGCAGTTCAGCGCATGGCCTCTACAGGTATGCTTGAACGTGATCGTCCAATGATGAATCTGGTACGTGAACGTCTTGGTGTAGCACTTAAGCCTGATGACGAACCTGTGAATATGGACGAACTGACCAACAATGATTCCAGAAGTGGTGACAGTTTTGACACCCCTACTGGTGGTCTGGAAGGTACACGTAAGTCTGTTTCTGGTCGAGATAATTCTTCTGACAATTTGGATAATGCAGGTTAAGGGGTAAAATGTCTGCTAAAACTTTGTTCCGTTTTGAGGAACACCTTTACAGTACCCCTCACTTAGTCCTTCCTTCTACACTTGATACTGCCTTGAAGTATGTGGCATCCCGTAATGCTGGGCTGTCTGATCCATACGATAAGTTGGATGATAGCGAAGATGAGGATGAAAGTCAAGGGATAGTTGGCAATTTTGGTGTGATTAATGTACACGGCGCTCTTACATATCGTCCAGTGGTTGGTATGTGTGGAGAGACCAAGGGTGTAAGTTATCAAGGCTTGATTACCACAGTTAGTAGTATGATTAATGCTGGCGTGTCTAGCATTATCATGGACATGGATACACCGGGTGGGCAAGCCTATGCCGCATTCGATACAGCTAACGAAATTCGTCAGTTGTGTACTGATGCTGGCGTGAAGTTGTACGCATACGTGGATGGTTCCTGTGCCAGTGCTGGGTATGTTCTGGCTTGTGTTGCCGATGAAGTGATTTCACATCCAGATGCAATGTCTGGAAGTATTGGTTGCGTTGTTGCTCTACAAAATGCCAACAAAGCACTGAATAATATGGGTATCAAAATTACCTACATTACTAGCGCCTCGGCTAAAGTACCTTTCGATGCTGATGGTGAGTTTAAGGCTGATTTCATTGAGCGTGTTCAAGCACAAGTTAATGCACTAGGACTTGAATTTGCGCAACATGTTGAAAACCATACTGGCCTGCCTAAAGAGACAATTCTGTCACTTGAAGCAAATATGTTTAATGCGCGTGATGCGCAGGAAATTGGTCTGGTGAATAAGATCATGACCAAGAGACAATTCGTGGCTTATGTCACAGAAAATTCCAAGGAGTAACAATGCTACCACAACTTAAGAAGCTTGTTGGTGGAGTGGAAAGTTCCGCAGAAGCCATGGCCCTGCAAACTGAACTGACTGCTGCCCTATCAGCTAATACTGAACTTACAGCAAATCTTGAAAATCTTTCTGCCGCTTTGGCAGCTAAGGATTCTGCCCTAGCTGAGCTTACTGCATCCCTAGAGTCAGTTAATGCTGCTCTGTCGGCTGCTAATGAGAAGCTGGCTCAGGTTGAAAAAGATCAAGCTGAACTAATTAATACACAACGTAAGACTCGTCTGACAAGCCTGATCGGTGAAGTTCGTGCAGAAGCTGCTTTTAGTGCTATTGCTGGACTAGATGACAAGTCCTTTGACGCTGTTCTTTCTGCAATGACTGCATCTGCCGAAGCAGAAGCACAATCTTTTCAAGAGCACGGTGTAGATGCTCAAGAAACCCCAGAAACTACTTCACGCGAGCACCAACTGCTAGCGAAGAAGTATGGCAACTAAATTAAGGATAAAAAATGTCTGTTATCGCAACTCGCGGTCAAATCGTGTCGAACTGGCTTAAGGCTACTGACTCAGAAAACACCGCACTGTTTTTCGACCTAATCACTGTTAATGAAGCCACACAAACTACCTACAAGACTGGTACTGTGCTTGGCAAGATTACTGCATCAGGTAAG